TTTAAACAATCCTCATTGATCTTGTAAGCGCCTTACGCACGCCTTCATTTGTATAATAGGTTAAAGGCTCAGATACAACGCCAAAACTAAGAATATAATCCCTATTATTCTTTCTGTGCATCTCTATCTTTTTAGCATTGTTATATTTCTTGTAAGTCATCATGCCCACCTTGAGTTAGTTGTTTGTGGCTCATCGTCGTAGTCGTCAACGCTACCAATGTCTTGTTTTCTAATCGCATGCCTACGCATCATGTAAGCGTATCTAATTGCAGAGATAATATCATCTTTTACCTTGACAATGTTTCCCTTCTCATCTCTATGATATTGCATAAACTCGTCAAATGTTTCAGATAGATGATCGAATATAAAGAATTTACCAAGGTTTATTAGATTGTACAGCTCCATTATGCCTTGCTCAACACCATTGCCGCCCGCTGGCCACGTAGCATGATCGTCTAGCATTAACCAGCCTGCGTCCTCATAGTATGACTTCTGTTGCTTAGCGCTGCCTTTCTCTGTTTGTAATCCATCATGTGGCCATGCGCTTGGAACATCTTTAGCCCATACCTTAATCGTTTCCCATAATTCATAAGGTTGTTTCTTTGCTGCCTTTCTCGCACGAGCAACGTAAACAATTCCTTCGTCTTGGTTAAACCATAATTGAACGTGTGCCTGTGGGTGATCCCACCCAAAGTCCATACCGTTTATTACTGTCCAATGGTCGGGACAATCAAATGGCCTAATCTTGCAAGCGTTAATATCTAAGTCAAATATTAAGCCAGTACCAAGCAATGGTAGGCCTTTGGTGCGCATATCACGTTGCCATGGAGGATACATAGCCAACAATGTTTCTTTTGTTTCTTCTGTTAAGTGGCTGGCATCATCCCAAGTAGCCCTTTGCATGTACTGGCCTTTGCCCGGGTTATCCATGAAGCTGATAACTAATTCAGTGCGCCCATTTTCAGGGGTAAACGTTAATATCCCGCGCCCACCTTTGCCTCTATCGCCTGTAGCTGTACGGGTTAATACTTGCGGGTATATTTGGCCGTCTTGCGGTTCTTCGTCGATGTGATACCAGTCAACGCTATCGCCCATGAGTGCATGCTGGCCTTGTGTGTATGACCAGAATTGCAAACGGGTAGTGCCACCGCTTACATGCTTGATTCTTACCTCACGAACAGCGCGAGGAGTTCCCATCATGGGAATTGCATCTAGTATTAAATCTCTGTGGATTAATCCACCAAGTAGAATGCCGTTTGAATATGAACCAACCAAAGGCGATTGAAGTAAGTCACGTATCTTCTCGCCAGAATAACCAAGCACCCAGATTAATGGAGCGTGGCTAAATCTGTGCCCTTCGTAATCATCAGGATATAAACCTGTAGCGTGCATAGCATCAACTAAGCATCCGGTGTAAGTTTTACCGACACGGTTAGCCGCCATTAATAAACATGCGCGGCTAGATGCTGTTTCTGTGATGAATCTTTTTTGCCATGAATATAGTGCTGAGAATGACGAGGCGATTAGATTCTTCTCTGCGCGCCTGTGCTTCTCCTCAAGTAGTTGCAGGTATTCTATTTTTTGTTCGCGGGTTTGTTTCATTGAGAAAGACGCTGTTCAAGGCTTTCTATCCTTGCGTTTAGCTCTTCGTCACTGATTTGATCAAAGCTATGCGTGTTATGTACTTCTGACTTCTCAGCGTATCCGTGCTTGGTCAACATGGTGCGGGTAGTTGCTGAATCAAACTCCTTTGTTAATCCCTTGCCGACAAGTCTACGCTCTTGATTTAACATGACTTTCTCAGCCACGTCGGAAAAGCCGCTTTCGACGTCTTTAGCCCACTCGAAAACAGTGCTTCGATTTACGTTAAGAACTATTGCAAGCCCAGCCATCAATGGAACCGGATCACCATACATTTCATGGTTGTCAACATAGTCGTTTGCCTTGTCGACTAACTCTTGCGTTAACTTTGTTGGCCTTCCGCCTACGTCTCTAACCGCTTTAACTGTCTTAGCCATGCTGTTGGCCTCTTGTTGTTTGCTTGTTGTGATTTTACCATATCTTAGTATAAATAAAAGACAATTGTTTTTATGGTGTTGGTTTAATTATGGAATATAATAACGCAAATTCATATATATGATGGTGATTTAAATGTCAATAACTAGCAGCAACAATACTAATAAAGTGTCAGTTTTTAATAGCACTAATACGCCGCTTGATTCTCTAGCTGTTTTCACTGGCGCAGCTGAAAATGTCAGCGGATACAATTCGGCTGTAATTGCAGTTAAGACCGATCAAAATGGCACGTATGTAATACAGTTTTCGACTGATGGAATAAATTGGGATTCGTCGCTAACAAGATATTATCGAACTACACAAATAGAAGCGCCGCACAGATTTACAATAACCAGAAAATACATTCGTGTTGTTTTTACAAATACTAGCGCATCAAACCAAACTTACTTACGTCTACAAACTGCGTATGGCGAGAAAGCAGAATTAAACACTCCCTTAGATTCTGCATTAGCTCAGGACTACGATAGCACCCCAACACGCCCCACAAAGTTTGAATATGAAGTGGCGCTTGGTCGTAGGCAGGGCGCAACTACATGGAATCTATTTGGATTTAACGGCGATGTTGATATAGGCACTGAGGTACTTGGGGCACAGGGGGGAACATTCACCTTTTTAACTGCCGCGTCAACATTAACTATTGTATCTAGCTCTACGGATGATGACGGCAGTCCTGCAGGAACGGGAGCTAACAGCTTGGTTATTTATGGCATTGATGCAAATCGAGTTAGTCAAATAGAAGTAATTACGTTGAATGGGACAACCCCTGTAGTTACGACAACAACTTGGCTTGGAGTTAATCGTGCAGCTATATATCTTGCTGGATCTACATATAATAATGTCGGCAATATCACAATTACAGCAACAACAGGAGGAAGTGTCCAGGCTTACATTCCAGCTACAAAAGGATCTACACAGCAGCTAATATTCTTTACACAAGCTGATCACCAGTTACTGCTTGATTGGATTGTTCTAGACGCGGAAAGGTTGGCTGGAGGCGGCTCTAACCCCAGAGTACAATTTCGCGGATGGGTATGGAGCGCTGTTAGCAATGCTAAATATGAGGTTATCTATTCTCTCTTAGATTTAAACATCGAATCTGAGCATGTTTATAACACTACTCAACCATTTGTAATTGGTGAGAAATCTGCATTTTGGATTGAAGCTACTACGGACGTAAACAATACAATAGTCAGCGGTAGATTAAGCGGCATCGAATTTAAAGATGTTGATGCTTAACTTCTAATCACGTAATAAAAACCCACCTAAGTGGGTATTCTTACTAACTCGTAATCCCGCTCGTTGTAATTGCACCAGTGATTCCTGCGCGTGTTAATCCGCCACTCACAATCACGCCATTAATGACATAAATCTGCGTCACGACTTTAGTGCTTGCTTTCCACCACCAGATAGTCTGTGTGCCAGCAAAATCCCAGTGGCCTATCGTGTCAGCGCCTACGTTGTTGGTAGTAACGCCTAAAGTTGCGGGAGTGTCAGATGTAATTTCATCTGTTGTTAGAATTGCGTAATACGTTGCAAGCGCGCCTACCCCAGATCCAAGACTTGTGATTGCTACATATTGCTGCGCTGCGGCTTCCGCTACTATCATCGTCGTGCTTGCGGATCCTAGAGTTCCGGTGATGACCACCGTTTTACTACCGTGTCCAGCTATTACAGCGCCATCAACACGACTTGGCATTGTGAATGTGCCGCTGCCGCCTGTACCGCTAACAGTTGGGACGTTTACGCCGTCTACCGTCATAGCTGTGATCGTGCCAAGGCCTGTGTACGTAAAAGTGCCGCTGCCGCCGTGTTGGATTGATGCGGTTATTGTGTCTACTGAAAATGCTATATCTTCAGACGTCAGGCTTATAGCACCGCCCAGATTGCTATCGCTCCATATTCCCATTATTCCAGATGACATGCCCGTGATGAATGTCAGGCCTGATACTGTCTTCTGTGGAACAGTTGTTGAAACAGAATGCTGATAAACGTCAATAGTGTCTGTGGCTATTGTGTATGTAGCACGGAATGTCTCGCCGGAAACATAAGCAATTAACTGTGACGTGCCAATTGTTGAGCCAACTACCCCCGCAGTAACCGGCTTAATTCTTATTCTGTCGCCATGAATTTCAACGCAATAACCATTCATCGCCCCAGTAACGAAAATATGGTTTACATAGTCGTTGAATATTGCGTCGGTGCCATTCGTTACGAATGTAACGTCAAGCACGCCGGAGGTGGGCGGATTCGTCAAAACGACAAACGGATTTATTGTGTCAGAAACAGGCCTTGCTGCGCCTGTCAAAACCTTAAAATTAGACTGAAGCACAGTCCATGCAGAGCCAAAAACGTACGGGTTTACATCGCTAAGTGGCGCAAAATTTATAGTTTGAGTCATTAGATAACTCCATAAGTATTTGTTGCTGAAACTTCAAACAGCGATTCATTAAATTGTGTCGTTGCAGCATAGCCAGAATTTGCCCAACCCCAAATATACCCAGCTTTAAATGTACATAGTGTTGGAGTTGCCGCAGCGCGAGCACCGATGTTTCTATCAGTTTGCTCGATGAGCTTTGTGTAGCTTCCTGCGCCCTGCGCTTTTTTCCACAATCTAATAATTCCGTTGTTTGTAGCCTCGTTAGTCGCCATCTTCAGATAAATAACAACGTCAATCCAGGTCCCGAAATCTGTCGGAGTGATGAAAGATACATCTGGGCTATCTCCTGTGTTTGCGGCCTGCCCAGTTCCAAGGCCATCCACTGCGCAGTTTGCGTATATAGTTGTTCCGCCTTGCGTAACCGAACCACCCAGAACGTAATCATTCCTCATTTGGAAAACAACTGTCGGACTTTGGCCTGCACCTGAATAACCATCGCACCAGATTGCCATAAATTTATTGTTTTCTGCATAGCCAGTCCTGACCGCCGCAAGCGATGAGCTACGTGTTGTATTTGTAACTGTTCCCGTCCAAACCGCACCGTCTACTTGATTTTCTGGGAACAATAAAAAAACATCTTGGCCAGAAATATAACTTATCGTGCCAACACTTACACTGTCAGCGCCTCGGACTGTGTCCCCAACTTGCCAAGCGGCAATTGAGCCTGTAATCGCCAAACTAATGCTTTTTCTATGTTGATAGTTCGCAGGGATAAAAATTCTGCGCTTAATGTACATCTCACTCATCGGCGTAAATGCAAACCGCTGCTCGTCGGTTGTGCCAGATGATGACGGATTAGGCTCAGCTGGATATAAAAATCTTAACCCTTGCTCAGACTGTCCCGCAGGAGTATTAATGGTTCTGCTTGTGTTCACCCACGCAAAACCATTTTTAACCATTGCTGTTGTGTCGCTACCTGCAAAATTATATGTCGCAACGGGCGCAACCCAATCACCCAGTGAATGATCGCCGTCAAAAATTGCGACAGGTGCGACAGGGTCAGTATTTGGAAACAATATCCCGCGCAGATCAGTCGTCGAAATCGCTTTTGATCGAGTCGAATTTATAATTCCCATCGAATGAACAGTCACGTCAGCAAGACCGCCAGCACCGGTGGCATTTACTTGACAAACGACTTCAGGTTTTAGGCCTGTATTTCCACTCGCAACCGTAAAGTCAGGTGTACTCATCAAGATAAAATTTTGGTCAGACGGGAAATAGCCTGTAGTTGAGCCGCCTTTGTTGTAGCCGTAGTAAACAGTGCTTGTACTGCCGACGTCTGTTAATTGCAGCCAAGGTCCATCACATAAATTCAGCGTTCCAGTCGATATTAACGCCCATCCGCATACTGTATCGCCTACGCTATAACCGCCAGCAGCAACGACATTTGTAGTCGCCGTAACTTTAAAATTAACGCTTGCACCATCGCCTGAGCTTGGAGCGAACTGGACGCGTTGACCATTGCTTACTGTGCATGTGCGAGCTTGAGATCCGCCGCTACCTGTGACAGTTAGACCTGTTGCCACGGTGCCAGTTGCGGGGCTTGTAGCTGTACCGCCTGAACCACTCATAGCGCCGAACGTGAAAAGATTACTGCCGCCAACTGGTGGAGCATCTTTGCCGCTGAAACCGTCAACTTTTAACTGTGTCCAAATTGCTTGGCCTAAAACTAAGCTGCCCGCAGTGTTCGGGTGCAGCAGCTTCCCCGACTCATCTTTAAAATACGTGGGGTTTGGCTCGTCTGTTGAAGTCGTGCAAAGTGCATCGTAGGCGTCAACAACATGCACACCGTTTGCAACGTCACGCTGAGCTACCAACCATGCGTTGTAGGTTCTAGCCACACCAATCAACGTGGAACCCATAGGAGTTCCGCCGTTCTGTGTGCGCGGCAATAAACCGATAATGCAAATTCTTTTTTGTAGAGTCGTAACCCAATAGTCTTTTATCGCTGTTAGATTCGACTGCATGGTTCCGATTGCTGTACTAGCCGCCCAGTCGTTTGTTCCGACTAACAGGAACAACATTTCACCCGTTGCTGTACCAAGCTGCGTAACTTTCTCAGAATTTACAGACGCTAACGTCCCGCCGCCTGTCGCAAAGTTTTGACTGATCGCATACGGGAATCTATTACCACTCAGCGCATTAACAGAGTTTAAAAAACCGATCGCATTAAAAACAGTTGTGCTTGTCGTATTCTGACCAGGGATTGAATCACCTTCCAGCGCTACAGTCAAAACTTGTGGCATCGTTGGTATTGTCATTACAACTCCAAATACATTTTATATAGTTTGATGCCATTTGAACCAAACAACAGATAAATAAACACGCCAGCGGTAACTGCGTAGGAGACGATTGTAGCCCAATGCTTAATGAAATTGTATCTAGTTACTAGGGGGACAAGCGGAATCAATGAAGATGTAGTTATTTTAATTTCATCAATGTCTTTTGCGACTTTTTCCAGAGGGCTTTTTAGAGATTCAACTGTGGCTCGTAATTCTTCGTGATCAGTACGAAAAACTTTTAGATTCTTGTGTATTTCTTCTATATAAATTTCGTGCTTTTGCACTAATTTAGTAACACTTAGCGTTTCTTGTATCATTTCAACAACAGACACCTGATCGCGCTGGCATTGCGTTGTGTGTGTTCTTTCGTCTGCACCTTCCCGCATAATTGTCCGCTCGCACCAAAGGAATATATGTGCTCACATTACCACCATTTTGAAAGTGTTTCAATTGATACAAAAATGTAGTTATAACCGGATCTAGATGCCCTTCTTTGATTCTTGCTTTCTGCTCATGCAAGAATATAACTTTTTCGAAATAATCATAAATCCACAGACTGCTATTGTCGCAATCGCCCATTTTGAACGCTCCACACTCAAATAGTGTACGAAATCATTTGTTAGTTCTGAATCTTTCGATGACATAAACATGGCAACTCTAAACGCCAGAAACAGACCAACAGAATCAAAGAATGTAATTTTAAATGACGCTAGATTTAAGCTTAGTTTAATTGCTAATCCGCTTAAAGCTGCTGCAATCAACATGCCGAAATATAAGCTAAGTATAATCATGATACACCTTTTGGTTTACTTAATAAAAATAAAGCCGCCGAAGCAGCTCTATTAATACTTTACTCAGTGATTATTCTCAACTTAAGATGGTGATCATCCTAGGCTTTTTAGGGCTTTAGAGTAAAATTATTTGTACCTTTCGGCGAATATGGATGGAGTGCGGCACGATTTTAACGTGCGACCAATAAGCCATTTGCAGCTAGTAGCGTACGACTACACTCTGCGACCCATCGCTCTACCAACTGAGCTACGCACTCCATAGTTCCCATTTAACGCATGGGTGCGATTGCTGCAAGTTAGTTCAAGGATCCTAGCCTAGTCACGAATCGAACGTGAAGCATAACGGGGCTAGTTGCAAAGCTAAACTGTTACCCATTGAATTATATTTCTATAACCCTGCCGCAAAACTTGTTAGCAACAATATAGTGTGAACACAAATTTTTATTGCTCTTTATCTAGAATTCAGCGAGGCCATTTTAGTTCTCATAGTTGCGCTATGAACCTATTTCTTTTACCAGCGGCGTTCCCGCTGCAACCTCTTGCATTCGCACCCCGAAAACCTCTAACGTGACATTTCGGCTCTATTTGCCTGGTGCGAGAGATTAAAGGTTTTTGGGGTGCCCACTCGTTAGAATGGGCTTATACATATTACTGATTACGTCCTGACATATCAATTACATCAGCTAATCCCTTAAGCTCATCTCTAACGTCTTGATAGCGTGATCCGCTTAATGTTCTTAGTATTCCGACAAGCTTACGCTCTACGTGTGCAGTATCTGCATCACTCATTACGCCTCTTGTACGACTTGTGGCTTCGCATTTAGCGCATGTCTCAGCAAATGCAGCTAGTGATTCATTTACGTTTAAAGTTTTCATGATATTCACCATTGTTTTTATTAAGTTTTTAAGAGTTGGCGCTTTCGCACCATTGTCCTTACTCATGC